CGAGCCTCCCTTGACCTTGGCGTCCCTCAGTGTGCGCGTCTGGGCGATGATCTGGCGCGGGACCGTCCCCTGCAGCACGTAGACCAGCCGCTCGTAGTCGATCCGGCTGCCGAACGTGGCGATGGTGACTCCGAGGCCTTCCAGAAGCACACGGGAGTAGGTGGCCCTGTCAGCGTTCTCCCCGTAGGCCCGGTGCAGCGTCCTGACCACCTTGTCGAGCAGGTCCGGGTACTGCCCCTCGGCACGGATGCCGCAGCCGCCGTAGACCTTCTCCAGCGTCCCGATGGCCGAGATGACGCCGAGGCTGGAGTTGTTGGCCCAGTCCACATGCAGGCCGTAGGCGCGAAGCACCTTGTTGATCGAGACCGCTGCCGGGTCCTCCATCGTGACGCGCACCTTGAAGCGGTCAATCGCCTGCACGGCCCTGCCGTTGTTCGTCGTCAGGAACAGGGCAGCTTCCTCTTTGAGGGTGAGGTCTGTGAACAGCCGGGTGGCCAGCAGGCCGTTGTAGTCGCACTTCCGCGCTGCGCTCACGCGGTGGCTGCCGTCCAACAAATAGGTGTGACCGTCAGCACGTTTTGAGGCAGTCAGCAACCCGAGCGCGTGGGGCTGGAAATCCTCGGCCATTGCCTGGGCGCGGTCCTCATTGAGTGCCCGCTGCACTTTCAGGTCAAGGCTGAACTCCTTGGCGTGGAGCTCTACCAAGGAGTTCGGCTTGTTCAGAACGGAGACTTTAGTGGGAGGCAATACGGGCACTGCGAGTTTCATTGTTTCGTTCCCCTGCTTGTAGGTCTGAGCGACTTTAGCAGAGGAAAGTGACTAGGCCTGCAGATTCTTTACGTCGATGAGGGCTCCATCCTCGACTGTGAAGACGAGTAGGCCGGGCTTGGACCAGATGCCGGTAAGATTGGTGAACCAATCGGAACCGTTGTCCGCTGAGGGGCAGCCCAGGAGCAGCTGGTTGGCCAGGATGGTCTTCTGGTAGTAGGTGTGGAAGTGGCCGGCGACGAACATCTCGGCCTGCGCGAGCGCCTGCTTGCCGGCCACCTGACCTGCGATGAACTTGGGGATCGCGTCAGAGGCGCCGCTCTGGTGGCCGTGGAAGAAGCCGGTGTTGAGGCCGGCGACGTTGAGCACCAGAGCCTCGCGGTGACGCTCGGGGTAGGCGAACTGGACGTGGCCGTAGGCGTCCTGATTGAGTCCGAAAGCATCCTGCACCGAGGCCACGATGTCGAGCCCGAAGTCGGCGCTGGCATTCCCCTGGGCCTTGCCATTCTCGCGCCACTGCATGTGATTGGAGGGGACACCGAAGATGGTCAGCTCATTGGCTTCCTTGGCGAACATATCGGCGCCGAACATGAACAGCCGGCGGGCCACCCTGATCTGTTCGGGGAAGCTCAGATCGTTGGTGTGCTTCTGAGCCGAGGAGTTCTGAGTGCTCTCGCAGGCGTCCCCGAGGTCTCCGAAGAAGATGTTCTTGGCCTTCTGCACGCGCACGTAGTCTTGGGCCTGATAGAAAAGGTCCGCCACACGATGCTCAGTGTCAACCGTCCCACCACCTGTGTGCTGAGCCTTGCCAACCTGCGGATCGGCGTAAGCGACAACGACGGCCCTGTTCGCACCAGAGACGACAGGAGCCTTGGGCTTGCGTTTGAGAGCAGCTGCATAGTCCCGGAACTCCTTGATCTGGTAGGTGAAGGCCGTGCGGACCACCTTGAAGCGGTAGGTCCAGTTGGGCTTGGTGACGGCACGTTCCTGAAGCTCAGAGTCGCGGGTCCAGGCAGCCATGTTCTTGCGGGCCTCGACCAGCTGGAGCTCGTAGCCCTCGGGGATCGGCACACCGAGGTCTGCCATGATGGCGTTGAACTCAGCCGGCGTCGATGCCTCGGGGGCTGAGGGTACGTCGATGAAGTCGGGAAGGCCATCGCGGTAGGTGACCTTGACTTCTTCCTTGGCTGCCAGCGGAGTCGTCACGCTGGTGATGGTGTCTGCGAGGGACACTAGAGGCCGTTCACTTCTCGGAGGTTCTTGCTGCGCCAGTGGCTCACCGAGGTATCGGTCACAACGTCGTGGTCCTTATACTCGACGCGCAGCGACATGGTGAGTGTGGCCGGGCGGACGTTCAGATCGCGCAGCGCCGCGTAGAGCGTTTTGTAGTCATCCGGCTTTTCGTCCCGCAGCTTGTCGAGCAACAGATCGACGCGGTTCTTGGTGGCCGGAGCCTTGCCTGAGATGTGTGTGAGGGTGTCCTGCAGTGCCATGTTTGCTCCCTACAAAGGAATGAGACCAGCAACCCTGTAGGTTACTGGTCTCATTCTACCAAAGTAGTAATTTAGGAACCCGGACACTTCGCGCACGGGATGAAACGCATGATCGGCTGGAACTCAATCTCCGGCAATTCCTCCACTGCGGCCACTGCGGTCAAGAGGTCTGCCGGGATTGAAGGTTCAGGCTGCGGGAGTGGCACCCAGGCCTACCTTGGTCAGCCAAAGGTTGACGAACGGGTTGGCCATGAGCCGGGTGATTGCCGCAGAGACGAGCAGTGCGATGGCGCCCGCTCCCGTGGCCTGCTCGGGGCTCTGGTTGGTGACTGCCGTGAAAAGAGCCGGGGCCGCAAGCGAAAGCCCGCAGATGAAGGCGAGGGCCGTGCGGAGGGTGGCCTTCCACGGGTAGCGAGTCTGGGACGGGACGGGAACGATGGGCTGTTCGGACATGGGGTTAGCCTTTCAGTCGGTTGGAGAGTTCGGTCGCCACTTCTTTGGCGATGCTTGCGGGGATGATGCCGGCGAGGGCGTCTGCCACGGCCTTCACATCGGTCGTGCCGGGCTTGATCGCCTGGACGAGCTGCACGATGTAGTTGCCGTCCTCTTTGTCGAGCGTCTGCCCCAGCGCCTCCATGACCTTCGCATGCTGGGCATCCCGCATCAGGTTCATGTACGCGCCGTCCTTAGCGTTCAGCACGGGCACGTCCTTGACGACGCCGTTGATTCGGTCTGCAGCGTCAAGCAGGCGTTTCAGTTGATCTTCATTTGCCATGTCGAGAATGTCTCCTTCGTTGATGGTGCCTTGCGCGGACAGTCCGCCCCAGACGGTTGTCGGGTCGATGCGCCCGTAGATTTTGCCCTTGCCGGTCGAGTAGGTCAGGTCCACGAGGCGTTCGGTGTGGAGGTGCGGCCCGAGCTGGCCGTCCTTGCCGGCTGAGCTGTCGCCGGACAGGGCAATCAGATCGCCCTCGTTGACGAACTGGCCATGCTTGACCTTCCAGGCAGACAGGTGCGCGTACACGTCGATGTCGTTGGGGGCGTGCTGGACCAGCAGCAGCCGGCCACCGAAGCGCTGGTAGAAGAACCAGCGGGCAGACCAGTCGTTAGGCCCACCGGGGAGGTTGATGTCCCAGTTGCAGTAGATGACGGTGCCGGAACGCGCTGCCCTCACTGGTGTGCCGACTGGGCACCCGACATCCGTGCCTGCGTGACCGTCCTCCTGGTAGTGGCCGTACAGTGCGACAAGCACCTGCACCTGCGTTCCCTGGAGGTTACCGATGACGCCACGGGTGGGCAGGCTGGCGAATCCTTGGGTGACTTTGAAGCGTTCGTCTACGGGTCTCACGGTGTTGGGGCTCCTGCCGTTGTGACTGTGATGTTGGTCTGGGCCGGCGCCACGTTGCAGGCGTCGATGTGGTCCTTCAGGGCCTTCTCGGTGCGGTTCACCGCGTCTGCCATCGAGGAGCCCGAGTTGGGGTGCATCTCGTGGTCTAGCTTGTCGATGATCGGGCCGTACTTCTCGAACCATAGATCGGTCTTGGTCTGGTGGCTCTCAGTAACCCTCTGGGAGACCTCGATGTTGCCTACTCGCGCCATCATCCCGGGCCTTGCCGGCACACCGGGGCGGGCTTCGTCTCCGTTCCAGTCCACGAGGAAGTGGTTGAGTCCCTTTGTCGGGGGCCTCAACCACTTCCATGCCGCCACGCTGGCAACTACGAGGATGAAGATGAACAGGACGATGCCACCCATGACGGGCGAGACTGAGATGAGGTCACTAATCCACTGCGGCATCAGATGTCAGCCTTTGTGATGGACGTTTTCTGACGAGCAAGCATTGTATTCCCCTTGGTAGAAAAGCGTATCTACCAACCAATTCTACAGGGTGGCTTAGGTAGCGTAGTGGAGGGTGATCTGGAGCAGTGCGTCCTGCACTTTCAGGGAGCCAACGTGGTCCGTACCGAGGCCGCAGGTCAAGGCGATGATGTCTCCTGCGGTGAGGTAGCGGGTGTCTGAGGTACGCCCGCCTGAAAAGGCCTCTCCGGTTGTCCCATAGTCCGGGAGTCCGAAGGGGACGCCGTTGATGGAGCCGTAGAAGTCCCAGCTGTGGGGTGTCCCCACCTTCACAAAGGTGCATTGTCCTGTGAGGGTGTAGAGCCCATCGGTGAGGATTTTCGCCCTGTTGCCCTCGATTTCTATGCCCTCGGCGTGGTTGCCTTCAGCGAAGTCCGGCTCCGGTGCGCGTGAGTTGGTGACACCACCAACCGTGAGGGGAATCGTCATGTAGGCGGCACTGGGATCAGCTGCGGTGATGGTGAAGGGCTCCGGTGTGGTGGCACGGAGGCTGATCTTTTCTTCCTGCTTCTTCAGCCGGGCACCGATGCCCTGGGATATGGAATCGGCCATAGCAGCAGACCACACCTCGGGGTCGAGGGTGTTGCCCTCATCGGGTGTTGCAATGCCGTCTTCGTTGATGTTAGACATGGGGGTTCCTTACTGGTAGGTAACGTCGAGGGTCGGGGCGAACTCGTAGGCGCCACTAACACGCGCCGTGATGTAGCCGGGGCCAGCCACGGGGCCGACATCGGGGTCGGTGTTGGCCGCGATGGTGAGGGTGGTTGTGAAGTTGCCTGATGCGTCCGTGGTCACGAGGGAGTTGGTCGAGTACCAGTCGTCGTAGACATCCACCTCGACACCCGGCGCGAAGCCCCGGCCCAGCACCGTGAAGGGGACACCGAGGGTGATGAGTTCGGGGACGTTGATCTGCTTGGTGGTGGTTCGGACGGATGTGGAGGCGTGGGGTGTTCCGGTCCATGCGGCGGTGAACTCGCCCTCGGTGCTGTCTCCGTCGAAGTAGTCCTGGCCGTTCTGCATGGAGCCAAACTTGTCGAAGAAGACCTCCCTACCCGCGAGCCCCGTACCCAGGTTGCCTTCGACGCGAAGCACCAGCCGGCGCCCCACGGCAGTCGGGTAGTCCGCCACTCGCGGCCCGTAGATGTAGAGCGTCTGCCATACCCCATCGTTCTGGAAGTAGCCGTCGTCGTAGCTGGTGACGGTCTGGACATCGTTGCCTCCCGCGTCCACGAGGTAGATGTTGGCGTACACGGAAGCGCCGCCAAAGCTGTCTGTGGTGGGGATCATCACGTCGATGCACGCGCCGTAGCCCGTGCCTGGGAGGTCTATGGTGGCATAGTTCACCTGGCTCTCGGTCGTATTGGCGAGAGTCATCTTCATGCAGGAGTCTCCCCGGTTACCTCCCGTGGCAGGGCTGATCGAGGCCACGTTGGTCCAGGTGTATCCAACGGGCGGATCGTCTGAGGTGTAATCCGTCAGAGGGTAGTCCACGGTCCAGCCGGCGATGCCGTTGTGGAAGGTGGGGTCCGTGACCCAGTTGGTGTCCGCCAGCAGCGAGCTCCAGACGCCCGTGGCAGGCTCGGGCGCGGCAGGCACGTAGTAGGAATCGGGATCGCCTGCGGGGAACTCCTTGGGCAGCTGCACGGTGTCGTGCCGGCGAGCAACCCACACCCCGCGCTTGCCATCGAACGTGAGCAGGTCCCCGTCCACCGCGTCCCGGATGTCCAGGTCCTTCAGGCTCGGGAGCTTCAGCTGAACAGGGTTCTGGATGCTGGGGGCATCGCCCTGGTTCAGGCCCTTGGTGGGGTCGCTAAAGTCGATGCCGAAGTCAGCGCAGATGCGCCGGGCCACAGCCTCGATAACCGCCAGCTTGGCCAGTGCGTCATCGACGTTCCGCCCCCATTGCTGGGAGCTGGCCGGCAAGTCCTTATGTGTCCTCACGAGTTGCCTTTCAGGGGTTTGATGTTGAATTGCCGGATCGTGCGCCCGGCATGCCGGGCCTTCTCGTCCGCGATGGTGGCGCCGGGCGGGTAGCTGGCGACGTAGGCGCCGATAGTGGTGTGAGGCACCGCGTTGCCAGAAACCTTCGAGGCTGTCTGCTGGGCGTCCAGGATGCGGTAGTTGCGCGAGTTGTCCGTTACGAGGGTGCCGGCAGGGTACTGCCCGAGGCCGGTGGGGGTCTCGAAGGTGTTGGGCAGCTCGTAGCTCACCTCGGCCACGCTGGAGCTGTAGACCATCGCCATCGCCATCGCGGTGTCGTAGGTCTCCATCAGCCCTGCGATGAACGGGGACTCGAACACGTTGTCGAAGCCCTCCCGGGCGTTCTTGGCCCCGGTGGGGATGTGGACCTCCTTGGGATCGTTGATGACGCCCGAGCCGGAGATGTAGAGCGCCGGCCTGTCAGCGGCACCCTCAGAGATGCGGTACGGAGCCCGCACGCTGTCCACTCGCGGCGCGGTGATCTTGATGGCGAGTTCGCCTTCCGTCTCGGTCAGTGACACCTCGACCTTGCCGCCGTTGTCCAGCCACCACTGCGGGGAGATGATGTAGCCGTCCGCGCCTGTCACCACGTACTGGCCGTCGCCCTTCTTGTAGGGGAAAGGCAGGATGCCGGGGACCGGGACGGGGTTGACCACGTTGCTGATGCTGTGGGTAGTCTGCACCGTGGTCTCGAACACCTCGCGGGAGTTGAGCTGGAACACGCTGTCCGCACGCCAGAGCACCGCGTCATCCGTGCTGACAGCCTTGGACTGCTTGTTGACCACGGCCACCTGCTTGTACTTCTCGCGGCGCTGGGAATCGGCGGTGAATGTGGCCCACGCCCCGGGGTGCGAGAGCTCGGTGATGCGGGGTGCGACGTGCATGGCGGCTCCGATGAATCGCACGTCGAGCCGGGCAATGGAGCAGAACTCGGTGAGCATTTTCCAGACGTTGCCTTTGAACCCGGAGACAAACCCGAAGCTCTTGCCGGTCTGGGCGAGCACCTTCTGGACAGCCGGCAGCTCCATCGGGTGGCTGTCTGCCACCGTCAGGTACGTGCCCCAGCGGGTCATCTCGGCGCCGGAGCCTCCGGTCGAGATGTGCTGGAGAGACGTGAGCTTCAGGACACCGGGTAGCGCGTAGGCCACGGTCGCGGGTGCGCCGTCGTGCTCCAGTGTCCCGGCGCCGGCCAGATCGTCCGTGTGGGCGGTCAGCTTGACCGAGAGGGTGGTGGAGGTCAGGCGCTCCAAGGAAACTGTCAGGCGGTAGGCTGCTCCGCTGGGCACACTGGCTGAGGCGATGGTCGAGGAGCCGAGGTTGGCTGTGACCGTGCCGTCCGACTCGGCCTGCAGGGTTAGCGTGTGGGCGGCGTCCTTGGCATCCCGGAACCTCCACACAGCCTTGGCGGTGCGCCCGGAGCCGGCAAGACCCACGCCGATGCTGAACGCCAGCTTCTCCCCCAAAGCCAGGCTGAGGACAACCGCGCCGTCCTTCACCTCGTGCAATGCCGTGGTTCCCGTGACAGCGGAACCGAAGGTTTTCACGGAACGCCCGTTGACCACCTGAGTGGTTGTGGCTCCTCCGGTGAGCTTTTCGGAGAAGCGGGCTGTGGTGCTCGCCCCGTAGGCGTCGGTGTGCCCGAAGCCGGAGGCGTAGGTGATGCACTCGCCGGGCACCTTGTCGTAGAACAGGCCTGCCTGCTGGGTCCAGTAGTCGATGGCCCGCGCAGCCGTCCACTTGCCTGGGTTAGGGTCGAGGAACGGGCGCAGGTGCATCTCAGTGTTCAGCGAGGTCAACGGGGTGTTCATGGAAACGCTGGCGTTGCCGCTGTTCGCCGGCAGGTTGAGACGGACAATCTCGCCCTCGTAGGTGCCGACAGCGCCGTTGCTCAGCACGTTGTTCTCGCCCAGAGCGAACTCGGGGTCGGTGCCCTTGACGTAGACCGCGCTGACAGACGGGGTGGAGCCCGAGCCCTCGGCAGGGTTCAGCGGAACCGCCGAGGTGCTGATCGTGAAGCTTGACAGCTTGCCCAGAGCGCCGGACTGCACGCTCTGGGAAGGCGCGGGAGGAAGGATCGTGGGCACACTGAAGGTGGAGGTCAGGGTGCCTGCGCCTGAGAACCCCGAGGCGATGTGGATGAGCCGCGCCAGGGTGGAGGAGAGTGAGCCGCTGGCGCTGAACGCGCTGGTGATGGTCCGGGCAGGCCGGGTCACTGCAGAGGACAGAGTGCCCGAGCCGGAGAAGCCCGACTGGATGTAGGAGCCAACGTGTGAGGTGAGCGAACCGCTGCCACCGAAGGCAGAACTGATCGTCCGGGCCGATCGAGTCAGTGAGGAGCTGAGGTTGCCCGTGCCCGAGAGGCCCGAGCCGATGGTCCGCTCTCCGCGAGTCAGGGCCGAGGAGAGCGCACCGGAGCCACTGAGAGGCGAGGCAATCGTGCGCGGAGCACGGGCAAGCCCCGATGACAGCGTGCCGGTGCCGGACAGGGCCGAAGTGAACTTACGCCCAAGCTTGGAGGCAAGGGTGCCGCTACCGGACAGGGCAGAGGCAATGCTGCGAGCCGGGCGAGACAGGCTGCTACCCAGAGTGCCAGAGCCGGTGAATGAGGATGCAATGCTGCTTCCGGCAGTGCCTCCCACCATAACCTGGGATACATACGTGGTGCCCGTGCTTCGCTGGGCCGTGAAGGAGTGGGCCTCGCTGGTGGTAGGTGCCCGATACACCGTTCCCATGAACCGGGTATCGGTGGACATGCTGGTGGTCGTTTCCGTCCAGCCCGTGGAAGGGGTCGTAGCGGTGACGGAGTTGGCTGCAGAATCGGTGAAGCTGAACCCAAGCACGAGCTGCCCGGGGCCAGCTGTCTGTGTCGGCGTGGTCTTCGCGCCCGTTCCGAATGTGGACACGCCCACAGCCGTAGGGGTAACCCCAGACACCATGAATGCGGCCAGTGCGTGGGGGACGCCGCTGGAATAAGTGCCTGTGACTGTTCCGCTGGATGTGGCCCCAACACCGATCCAGGCGTCAAGGACTTGTGCAGATGAGAACGCCCCCGTTACGCGGCTCCACGTTGCACCCAGCCCGCTGACTCCCGTAACACCTGCGGACACCGCGTTGGTGGCAATCAACAGGATCATCACATCACCGGCTGCGGGTGTATCTGTCACCGAGATGGTGGGGTCAACCGTCGTCAGGTTGTTCGCGGTGTAGACGTGGGTTACAGCAACAGTCAGGGGGGTGGTTCCTTCCCTAAGTACAGGAGTGGCGGGGCACTAAGGCCCCGCCACGGTGTTAGATGTCGGGGAAGGGTTAGCTCTCGGTGAAGGTGAACGTGACCGTCACGGTGTCCTGCGTGGAGAAGGTCTGGGAGGTCACGGTGTTGCCGTCGAGGTAGGTGCCGCCCGTGACTGCCGAGTAGATGCCCGTGCCGACAACGGTGCAGGCCGGTACGTCGAAGGTGGCCGTGGCCGTGATGACGCCAGCTGCGGGGGCACCCCAGGTCAGGGCCTTGCGGGCGTATGCAGGAGAACCACCTGTAACCTCGGTGCCCGGAGTGCCGCTCGGAGCCGTGGTGAACAGGGCTCCGTATGCCGCTGCCGTGCCGTAGGACGAGGCGAGAGTGTTCTTCTGCGTTGAGGTCTGAATTGCCATGCGATGTTCTCCTTGAAACTATTCGACCTCAACAAGGCCGAGTGATAGCCCAATTCTATCAAACCTCTTTGTCTGTATATTTCCTGAGAGATTTTCAGTAAATGACACAGCTCCGACGCCCTTGCCCGGCAGCCGGGTGGAGTCGCCCGTCGAGCCGCTGAGGTTGATGTGATCCAGCGTCAGCGTCGAGCCGGAGGGAACGTAGAGCTCCAGCTTGATCGCGCTGTAGGTGTTGGCCGTGCCGTCGCCTGCGGAGATGACGGCCACTGGGGACGGGCTCGCGGAGGGGACATGGTTGACCGGCGAGGACCACACATTGGTGGCCGCATCCAGCAGCGAGATGCGGACGCTGGCAGTCCCGGTACGTGTGCCCCAGAGCCGCAGGTACGCGGGAGCGTCCGGGACCGTGGCGATGATCTGGGGGATGCCGGTGTCCGGGAACTGCCCCAGATTGGTGAAGGTCACCACCTCGCCCGAGAGCGCTGAAGCGCTGGGCACACCAGCGGGGGCAGCCCACGCGCCGGCTACGTGCCGGAGCATGTAGGCCGAGGCCCAGCGCGTCGGGAGGATGTTGCCTGCAGAGTAGTTGAAGTCCACGAGGTAGTACGGACCCTTGCCGTACACCCCGGTGTAGATGTCCACGAGGTTCTGCAGGTCAGCGGTGCCGGCCTTGTAGTCCAGCTTGTACCGCCTGAACGGGGTGGGCGCCTCGTAGACGTGCCGGCCACCGGACACCAGCGTGGTCTCCTCGTTGTCCCGGCTGTGGTCCCACCCCATCCCGGACTCGGGGTAGGGGATCGGGAGCATACGGCCCAGGGGTCCGAACAACATGGTCTTCATCAGTTTCGTCCTTCTGCTGCGAGTTCTTTGTTGCCCTTGTTGACTGTGGAAGCGAGTTCCTTGGAGTCGGCGTAGAGCTTGACTTCCTGCTTCAGCGAGGCCAGGAACGCCAGCGTCTCGGCGTCGAGTCCCACGATGGAGGAGCCGGAGCCGCCTGCGCTGCCGCTCCCGCCTCCCGGCGATCCGCCCATGTTGAACTTGGGCATGCGCAGGGTCCGAATGGCCTCCATCGCATCGAGGCCGTAGTAGTCCACCGCAGGCTGGGGCTGGATGAACTCTTGCGAGCGGATTCCTACGAGGCCCTTGCCGTCCACCTTGGCCATGAGGTTGTCCACGCTGGGATCGCTGGGAGCCCGGCCCGGGACGAGCCCGCCGTCGTAGAAGCTCGGCACCTGTCCGCCCTTGTTGAACAGAATCTCGTTGGTGCGGGTGCCGTCTGCACGGACCACGCGGTAGCTAGGCTGGCCGTTGGCCACGGTGTTGCCCGTCGCCTCCAAGTGGCCCTTGAACGTGGCGTTGACCACCACGTCCTTGCGCAGCGGGATGCGTCCCAGGGCGTTGCTCACCTCACCGATACCGCCGAGGGCGCCAGCGACATCAGCGGTGACCGTCGTGGGCTTGGTCCGGGGCACCCCGTTGACGACGCCGATGTAGCGTTCGAGCGAGCCCTGGAGCCCGCCCACGGCAGCCATGTTCAGGCCCATCTGCCCGACATCGGCTTGGTACTGCGCTGTGAGCTTCTGCGCGTAGGCGCGGACCTCCTCGGAGCTGTGGCCCTGCGCCGCGTAGGCGCCCACCATGTCGATCATCTTGGCTTCGAGCCCTCGCAGTGCCTCGCGGTTGGCAATGGCCGCGTCGGAGTAGCCCTTCAGGTTGCCGATGCCGTCCTGCAGGGTCTTGGCTTCCTTGCCGGCAACGTCGATTTCCTTCTGCTTGGCGGCAGCGTTGTCGAGCGCGGTCTTGGCCTGATTGCCGTAGTCGGCAGCCCGGTCGGTCTCGCCGTACTTCAGCGAGATGTTCTGCTCGATCTTGGCCTTGTTCGCGGTGATGAGCTCCTTGTCGCGCTCGTCGTTCAGGGCCTTGACCTTGGTGCGGAGCTCATCGAGCTGGTGCAGCTCGTCCTCGCGCTTCTTGTTGATCGCGTTCAGAGCAGAGTGGTAGTCGTCCGTGGCCTTGGTCAGTCCGTACTGCTGGTTGTAGGCAGACATCAGCGCGGTCTTCAGGCGGTTGCCGTAGTCCTCGGCAGCGGCCACAGCGTCGGAGATGCCGTCCGCCATGTCCTTGCCGGCCTTCTTGCCGGACTCGCCAGCCTTCTTCGCCGCCTCGGCAGCCTTGTTGTAGCCGTCCGTCACCCCGCCGAGCCCCGGCAGGACACTGTTCTGCCGGGTCGGTGCGGCAGCCTTCCCTGCGGCGCCGTTCGCCTTGGGAACTGCCCGAACCTGATTCGGGGCGGCGATGGCAGCGTACTGCGCCTTCTGGGCCGTGCCGAGCGAGCCCTCGCCGTCGCCGTAGCCAACGCCACCGTTCAGCTCGGTCTGGAGGTGGGAGAGCTCGGTGCGGGCGTAGGCCAGGAAGTTCTGGACGTTGGCCACAGCAGCCGTGGTGTCGGCGTCCACCGCCGCGACGTAGGTGCCGTTGGCGACTGCTGTGAGGACAGCCTCGACCTCCTCGGCCTTGGAGTTGGCCGGGTCTGTCATGGCGTCCATGACCACCTGATAGGGCATGCCGGTGATCTGCGCGATATTCTGCGCGAGCAGCTTCATGTTCGCGTCCGCGTTGGACTTGTCCATGCCAACCGAGAGCGTGGCCGCGATGGGTGTGCCGGCCAGCAGCCGGGCGTCGGCCTCGTACTTGGCGGTGTCGAGTCCGACTGGCACACTGATGGGCTGGCCCCCGATGGCAGCGGTGAACTTCTCCCGGGTGGCGTTGGCGAGGTCTTCGATGTAGGAGGTATCGGCGCCGGATTCTTTGAGCTTCTGGAACAGCCCCGTGATGAAGTCCGCGTAGCCCTGCGCCGCCTCCTGTGCGTTCAGGGTGCCGTCCGCCTTCATCTGGGCGTAATAGTCCCGGGCCTTGGTCATCGTGTCTTCGATGTTCTTCAGGTTCGCCCGCCCACCCTCGGAGTCCGGGGAGAACTGGGAGGACTTGTAGAGCCCTTCCCCGAGCTTGGACAGGGCATCCTGGAGGTCGGCCTCGGCGTTGATCGTGCCGAACACCTCATCGTTGAGGGCCTTCAGGGCATCCTTCATCTTGTCGATGCCGGAGGCGCCCTCCTCGCCGTCGTCGCCCACATCGAGCAGGGCCTTGCCGGCTGCCGGGGCAGCCTGCTCAACGGCCTTCAGGCCCTTGGCCTGCTCCTTGGCCTTCTGTGAGTATTCCTCCACGGCCTTGGCCAGGAACTTCAGATCGGCAGCCTTGTTGCCGGGCATGGCGGTTGCCAGGAAGGAGTCGATGTCATCGAAGCCCTCGGACTTGGCCACGCGCTCCAGCTCGGCGCGGAAGTCCTTCATGCCGGCCTCGCCCTTGGAGACGGCGCCCACGATTTTGTCGAAGGAGACACCCGCCTTTTCGGCAATCTGGGTCACGGTCTGTCCCACGGAGTTGTAGCCAACCTCCCCGTCCGTGAAGCTGACCTTCCGGGCGTTGAAGGCCTCGGCCACAGCGCGGGCTCCGGTGTCGGCGCCCTGCTGCATGGCCTCAGCGATGGCCTTGCCCGCCTGCTCGGCTTCGACCTGGGTGGAGATGAGGTGGCCGGCGAGCAGCGCGAGGGCACCGATGACCAGCCCGATGGGACCGCCCACCAGTCCAAGCAGTGAGCCAGCGAACTTGCGCCCACCGGCTGCGGCAGCACCGAAGCCGTTGACTGCGAGGGCCTGCGTGGAGACCGTGAGCATCTGGGTGCCCCGGGTGAGTGCCCCCATCGCGCCGAGCTGCTGGACCATTGCCTGCGCCTGCGCCTGGGTGGCGCCCTTTGCCATCAGCATGGTGATCGCAAGCTGGCGCATGGTGCCGGCCAGCGTCAGGCCGGCCCCCACACCTCGGCCTGCGGCCTGCTGGAAGCCGATGAATCCGGCCATGACAAACGACTGCGCGGCCTTGAAGCCCAGGAACAGGGCCGTGATGGCAGCGAAGCCCATCAGCAGGTTCAGGAGTACGCGGACAGCCGGGACGTTGCTGGAGAGCTCGCTGAGACCGATGGCGAGGTTCTTGGCCATGTCCACGAGCACACCGAGGGGGGCAAGGGCTCCTCCACCCAAGGTGTCACCGAGGTTCTTCCAGGCGTTGGCCATTTCGGTGAGCTTGGCAATGACGGTATCGAAGGTGACCCGGGACATGTCGTTGAGAGCGCTGCCCTCCTGGAAGCCCTTGTCAGCGGCCTGCATGGACTTGTCGAGCACGTCGTAGCCGACAGCCAGCTTGGTCAGCGCCGAGACATCGCGGGAGGCCTTGATGCCGAGCAGGTCGAAGGTGGTGGTCAGCTCCCCGCCCGAGGTGTGGGTCTTGTTCAGGCCCTTGATGAGCTGCTGGAAGAAGTCGGAGGGGTTGGACTTCCAGAGCTTGCCGGCCTGATCGGCGGTGACGCCCATGACCTTGCCGTACTCGGCCAGCCGGGGTGAGCCCTCGGCCACGTCGCGGTTGAGCTGGCCGAACACGCGGGTCAGGGTGCCTCGGGCCAGTTCGGGCTGGACACGGACGGAGGCCAGTGCTGCGGCGAGGCCTGTGGTCTGCGAGGCAGTGAAGCCGGCAGAGGCGCCCAGGGAGCCGATCTGGTTCAGCATGGCAGCGATTTCGGGGTCCGTCGCCACGGTCTTGGCGCCGACGTAGGCGATGCTCGAACCGATGCGCTCGAAGAAGTCGGGGAACTTCTGCACGTCATCTGTGAAGGAGGTCTCCAGCCGGCCAAAGAGCTGGGCGCCGGAGTCGGCAGAGATGCCCGTGACGGCAACGAACTTGGCGGTGGTCTCGGTGAACTGGGACAGCTTCTCGTTGGCCACGCCCATCTGGGCGCCGAGCTGGGTGATGCGGGAGAGCTCATCGAAGGCGATGGGCATGTCCGTCGCCATCGTCTTCAGGGAGTCTTTGAGCCCTTGTGCCCCGCCCTGCGTCTTGTCGAGGTCTTCCGTGACGCGGAGAACCTGGGCGAAGTCCTTCTGGTAGGCCGCAGCGACAGCGGCGGTGGCAGCCGGGATCGCCATGAGTCCGGCAGCGATGACGCCGTAGGTGGCACCCACGTCGTACATCAGGTAGCGGGAGTTCGAGAGGTTGTCGTGCAGCTCCAGCTGGGAGGCAGCAGCGCGGCGGGTGGAGGCAGCATGGCGGTCTGTGGCGAGTGCCCCACGGTTGGTGACATCGGTGGCCCGCGTCGTGGCGAGGGCTGCCTGAGCGGTAGCGCGGCCCGCCTGGGCGTCCTGGTTGCCCTTCCGTGCCAGTGTCTCCTCGACCTTGGCTTCCGCCACGTTGCGGATACCTGCAGCGCGGGCAGCGTCGATGTCTGCCTTGGCCATCGTGCCGGCAGCCTTGGCTGCCCGTTCCTGAGTGGCGACGAGGTTGGTGAACTGCTGGGCAATCAGAACGATGTTCTGCTTGCCGTCCTTGATGATCTTGTCGAGCGCAACCAGCTCGGGGCCAAGGTTGCGGACCTCGACGCGCAGAGCCCTCAGCCCATCGGTTGCTTCCTTGGTGGAAATATCCACCTTGGCGTCAAATGCACCGGCCACAATTCACCATCAATTCCTGTAGATTCTGACCCCATTCTATCAGTCTGTGTGGTAGCGCCTCGGAAATAAAAAACACACACCACGCCTTGCCGGCGCGATGTGTGTCCTTTACTCAGCTTCCTGCTTGGCCCTGCGTTTGAGCTCCTTCTCCTGCTCTGCTACGTGCCTCTTGTGCTCCCGCTCCAAGTAGTCGCTCCTCGGCGGCAGCTCCCCTTCCTCGTCGTCCGGGACCGCGAAGACCACATGGGATTCGCCTGCCTTCTTGTCCTTGGACTCGGGCTCGTTCTCGGCCTTGAACAAGCAGGCCTCGCACTGGAGCGTCTTCAGCTTGAAGCCGATGTCCCCGTTGCTGGAGTGCCCCCACCAGATCGGCACACCGCAGTGGGGGCATTTCTCATCGAGGATGGTCTTGACCGCCAGGGCGAAGTTGTAGTCTGCCCAGTGGTGCTTGTGGGGGTCCTTCGCTTCCCGAATTACTGCGGTCGGAGACCAGCCCCATTCCTTGGCCGTCAGAACCATCTCCACGTAGGGACGGTTCCGGGGCCAAGTTAGGGCTTCGACAAAAAATCAGCGTCCTTCTCGACCGCGAGCTGGAACAGCTGGTTGGCGAAGGTCAGCTGGACCGCGAGGTTCTGCAGCTTGTCGTACTCGGAGGGCATGTAGGTGTCGTTGATGTCGGCAACGTCCGCCTCTTTCCACACCTTCGTGTCCACTGCACCGTCGTGCTTGCGGACCACCTTGAAGATGCCCGAGGCGATCTGATCGTTCTTGATCGCGGCGATGCGTGCAAGGTCCCGCTCGTAGGTGACGAGCTGAAACTCCTCCTCGCCCTCCTCGGTCTGGGGGTAGTTCTTCCGGGCCGGGGGCTTGATTTCCTTGCGCCACTTGGCATCAATCAGGCGCCACTGCTTGGGAGCGAGGCCACGGATGTGGAAGGTCAGTACGCTGTCCGTCAGCCTGGGCAGCAGCGTGGCAACCCGGGCTTCTAGCGCGTCTGCCTCGGCGTTGGCCTCGGCGTAGCCGGGGGCCTCGGTGCCGTCGCCCTCGTAGGGCTCCCAGGTGATGCTGTGGTTGGGGTTGTCGTCGTCCGCCTTCTGCCGCTTGACGAACGCTTCCTTGATGCTCTCGGCCAGGAACCGGGCCTTGGCCGCGTCATGCGCGGCGATGTTGACGTTGTGTGCCAGCTCGGCGTCCGAGTACACGTCGATGGAGTCCGTGGCGTAGGTGGCGCCCTTGGCTGCCTCGCGGGCGTCGAACGTTGCCGGCGCCTTCAGCGTCTCCGCGCTGGCCTCGGCCTTGGCGTATTCTTCCTCGATGCTCATGCTTCCTCCGTGTTAACTACGAATGGGCTGTATCCCTGTTGGAATACAGCCCATCCTATCAAACTACAGAGCCGGTTAGGCCTGCGTCATGACGTTGTAGTAAGCCTCGCCCTGCTTCAGGAACTCGACCTCGATGCGCGTGGGGTCTCCAGGCTCACCTTCCAGTGTGCGGTACTGGTCGTTCTTGAACTTGAAGACCGAGACCTGCTGCAGTGCCGCGTAGTCCAGGTTGGCCTTGTAGCCCACCCGCTTGACGAGCCAGCCTTCGACGTAGGGCACCTTGAACAGGGCAACCACCTCGGTGAAGATCGTCGCGTCCTCGGGGGCGTCCTGCGTGCCGGAGCCCACCTCGTCCTCGAAGAAGGTCAGCTTGCCTTCGTAGTTCTTCAGCGTCGGGGTCTCCGAGTTGCCCTCCTGCACGATGGTCTTGGACGGGTCAGTCTTGGAGTCCGTGAACTTCAGGCTGTAGCCGGTCTCGACCGCTGCGGAGATGTTGTTGCCGGCGTTGAGTTCCGTTGCCTTGGGGCTGGCCGGCGTGGTCAGTCCGGCGAGCGGAATCCAGTCGATGCGGACGCGGTTGGGGCTTACCATCTTGTAGGACATGTCAGCCTTCCTTACGCCACGAGGGCGATGTCGAGTTCCATGTGTCCCTGCTGCAGGAACTTGATCTGGAACATGATGAGTTCTTCATCCTCGGCGTCCTGGTAGACATCGTTGATGAACTTGAAGCTGTCCACCTTCTGGCCGACAGCCAGAGGGACGGAGCGGGCGATACCGGAGCGCCGGACGAGCCAGCCTTCCTTGCGCTCGGTGCCGAAGAACGCGAACGCCCGAGCGAAGGCGGAAACGCTGTCCGCAAGATCGCCCTCGCGGAAGAACGTCAGGTTGCCCTCGTAGTTGTAGCGAACCGGCGTCTCGACCTCGGTCTCGTCGCAGATGGTCTGCTTGGTGTTCACGTCCGACTTGGTGGGGTTCAGCGTGTAGCCCGTGGCGATGGAGCAGCTGATGTCCCGGGCCGGGGTGAGCAGTGCCTTGGACGGGAGCAGCGGATCGTATGCTGCATCCTCCACCCAGAAAATGAGGTTCTTACCGGACATGCGCTTCATTACTTGCCGCCTTCCTTTGCGGGCTCGGCGGGCTTGGAAGCCTTAGCCTTTTGCGGTGCCGGGGTCTTGTACTCCCCGAACATTTTGTGTTCCGCTTCGCGCCGGAGCTCGACAATCTCGACCTCGGTAAGCTCGCGGTACTGGGGGTGTGCGACGACGTAGCTCCTGGGAACCTGCGACACGAGGCCGGTGTCCTCATTCACTGCTGTGACAAAATCTCTTTCGGACATGTCTGTCTCCAATCCTTTACTTCCTATTGTACCTGCTGGGAAATAGTAAGCGCCCTACAGGGTGGGGCTGGTGTCGTTTATCAGGAATTTGTAGGCCTGCACCGCAGAAAAGCGGCTGGGCTGGCCGAGGGTGGAAATCTCACCCACTCCCGCGAAGAATGCCGGGCGGATTTCCCCGCACCCAAATGGCTCGAAGCCGAGGAGTTTCATGAGGGCCTGATTGTGGACCTGTCGGGCCGCATCGTCGTCGCCGGCAATGGCGTGCGTCGAGAAGCCCTGCTGAAAGGAGTCCTTCTTGGCCCCCACAATTCCGTTGTGCCGCTTGGGCGGATCGGTCAGGCCGGCCCAGTTCACCACGAGATGGGGCTTGATCTTGCCGTACTGGTCCTTGGGGATGGCGTTGCCATCGGGCACACTGCCCTCCAGGACTTCGAGGAAGGGGGTGGTGCGGAGGTAGGCGAGGACTTCCTGCTGCACTGCGTATGGGTTGACTGTCATTTGACCTTGATGCCCCAGCCTTTGAGAGTGTCGAGCATGGCGTCGTGCCCAGCCATGAGGGCGTTCATCGGGGTGATGGTGGTGGTGTTGCCGTTGCGCACGAGGTCCCCGCCGTCGTTCTGGATCAGGAAGTAGGTCTCCTTCTTCTGGAGCCACCCCGTCCGCACCGTGATGGTGTTGCCGTTGCGCTTCACATCGGAGTCCACGGCCTGCCGCATCTGGAAGGTCCAGTTACGGTTGTCCTTGCCAGGGGAGAGCGAGGACTCGGTGGTGTCGATGATTTCCCGCACCTTGTCCTCGCCCGCGATGGCCGCTTCGAGCGCAGCTTCCTGCACGTCGGCCTTCATGCCCCGCTCGCCTGCCATGAGCATGTCGAACAGGCCCTTGGTGATCTTCTGGTGACCCTTCACGCCGGCCATCAGGACTCCTTGGAGTTGAACCCGAAGTGCAGGGTGTGAGCCCAGTCCTCGGAGGCGCCGAACCAGCCACGCAGGTAAATCTGTGCGCCCACCATCATGGCCAGGGAGTCATTTTCGAGGATGGTCAGCTGGTCATTGGACTGCCAGCGCAGATTCCCCGGTGCCGGCTCGGCCTCGTTGAGCGCGGGGTCGATGGGCAGCTGCACCTGAGTCATCTGGGTGTCCGCCGAGTCGGAGACGAAATCGCGCCGGGTAGGCCGGGCGATGCGGTCGATGTTGGCGCGGCCCACGTACAGCAGCTCCATCTCGCCGCCCTCGTACTGGGCGGTGGCCACGTTGTACTTGGGCGCAGTCTTGACGCGCTCGATCTTCACCCGGGCAGTCATCGTGGCGTTCACCGTGGCCCGGTGGTGGGTGGCCCACTGATCGCTGAAGGGGGAGGTGCCTAGTGCCACAGCACACCGGCCTGGGCCTCGAAGACATCGTAGGGTGTCACCGGGTCAGCGAAGTCCACGACGAGGAAGGTGCCGTCAGCCGCGTCCCGAATCTCCTGATCGGCCTTGCCCTGGGAGCGCAAGTCCTGCGCCACGAGCCGGAGCGCGTTGGTGACTGCGGGGCCGTCCGTCTGCAGGTTCTCCTTGCGGATTTTCTTCGAGACCATCGACTCGTTGGTGGCCAGCGCGAGCAGCACGTCGGCGGCTGCCAGCTTCAGGTTGCCGGCGTTGATCGCCAGATAGCCCCCGAGGAAGTCATCGGAGAAGTAATACTCGGCGGGGAGGGAGGGGTCGCCTGGGTCTTTGCGGAGCTGGGTGTCCGAGGTGAGCAGACGCAACTGCCCTACCGGAGTGGTTGGGTCTAGGGGATTCACGTCTGTAGGCATGTATCAATTCTACCGTGGCCGCAAAGTAAAGGGCTGAGGGCAAAAGAAACCCCGGCTTCACGGGGAGCAGCCGTTGAAGCCGGGGTATCTAGCAACGCAATCACAGGAGCAAGCCATTTCAGTATAGAGCATTTTCATTTCAGTCGGAAATGGGGAAAGCCCCCCGGGACTTTCGTCACCGAGGGGCTTTCGTAGTGCAGACTAGGGCACGATGTACTGGCTGGGAGCTGCGGTAGCTTCCGCGCCAGTGGAGGCCAGGAGGCCCTGACCGTTGAGGAAGGCGCCTGCCACTACGTGGCGGACGCGGTACTCTCCGGTGTCGTTCAGCAGCGAACCCTCGGTGCCCGGAACAGCGCCGCCACCAAGGTAGTTGCCGCCCGTGCCGGAGATGCGAAGCTCGGGAGCCTCGTGGTTCTGCAGGAAGGCGACACCGATGGAATCGCGGGTGCCGTCCTTGCCGCCGTCCGGTACGAGGTACCAAGTGGTGGCCGAGTTGCCGGTCTGGTCGATCTGCTGCAGCCAGTCCGTCGCGGTCAGTGCCACGTCGGAGTTGGTGGTGCCGGCCTTGATTTCGCTGGTGTTGCCGGCGTTGCGGATCGTCAGCTCCTTGACGGAGAGCAGGTACTCGGCCTGATCCTTCATGGAGGTCGGAACGATGAGGCGGAACTTGGGAACCGTCACGAAACGTCCGTTGACCTTGCGGGCACGGATGGCCTTCTTGGCGAGAGCCAGGGAGTCCAGGGAGAGCTTGTACTGCTTGTCGAACAGGCTGCCTGCGTTCAGGTTGCCGTTCGGGGCAGAGAAGGTCACCGCGTTCGGGCCACCAGCGGAGGCCAGGATGCCGTAGGCTTCCGTGTCCTCGGTGTTGGAGGCCAGCTCCAGCATCTTGGTGGGGATGGACTTGATGAGGTTCCACTCATCGTTGATGACCATTTCCCAGGTGAACGGGAACCGCGCACCTTCCTTGTAGAGCATGATGCCCGACGCGGAGGTGGTGAAGCCGAAGGAGGGGTACTCCGTGCCTTCAGGGACGCGGGGGAGCGACTGCGGCTTGGTCTTGGCGCCGCCGTTCTCGTCCAGGTTGGTGTTGTCATCGAAGTTGAACTCGCGGAACCACTGCGGCTTGAAGTCGTTGAACTTCAGCTCGACGGCGAAGTCCTTCCACGTCTGCACGCGCTGGGCGTACTGCTTCTTGAGCTTCTGGGAGACGCCGATGCCGAAGGCGGCAGCGAGGTCCGAGCTGGAGAAGGACTCCGTGATGTAGGCGGTGCCGTCCACGAGTGCCTTGACGCGGCCCTGCGCGGTGCGGTCACCTTCGAGGGCGAAGCCGAAAATCTTACCGGCTTCTGCGATGGTCTGGATAGTCATTTCAGCCTTCCTTATGCCGCGTCGGCGGCGATGCCGTTGTTGAGAATCTTGACCAGCACCGGACCAGCCGGAGCGGTCTTGATGCGGAGGGCCGTGCCAAACAGCTTCGAGCCAGCGGCAAGGGTCGTGGTCAGGGTGTTGTCCGAGGTCTTGATGTAGACCGGGCCGCCGACAGTCGTGGCGCCGGTAACCGTCAGGATCGCGGAGCCCTTCAGCGCCACGGAGGCGAAGCCCGGCTCGTTGCCGGAGGCAGAGCCGGAAGGCTGGGTGATGGAGGCGCCGGCACCGAGCGTGATGGTCTCCGTGACGGAGCCTTCAGCGGTGACGGTGACTACGTTGAGGACGCCGATGCGCAGCGGGACACCGGACTTGGTGCCCGTGGGCACCGGAAGGGAGATGTAATCCGCTTCCTTGAAAACTGAGTTCTTCATTGTTACGCCTTTCGGTTGCCGTACCTATTTACAATTGTACGGCATGAGGATTTAGTACAGAGCTAGTAACCAGCGGGCGGAATGGACCACTCGGAGAATCACTTCTTGAAGCGTCCATTCCGCCCTACCGCATCGCCCCGAAAGGCCGTCTGCAGCGGACGAGATGGGATCACCGCCTAGTTAGTCACCGAACATGGAGGTGCCGATGTTCTTTCCGGCCTCCTCCAGCTTTTCCTCGGAGCCATTGCCCCGGAACTCGCCCGTACCGGATTCCTCCAGGACGGTCTTCAGATAGGCCTGCTCGGCGGTAATGGCCTCGGCCAGGACGGCGCCGCCTTCGACAGCTGCGATGACCTTGGCGTGTGCCGCCTTGGGCAGTTCGGCCTCGACCAGTGCGCCTGCAATCTCGGCGGCGGACGGTGCCTTGACCTTGCCGGCTTCCTCGGCTTCGACCAGGGCGTCAGCCTTGGCCTTGTCTTCCTTGGTCGCACGCTCTACGAGCGCGGCGACGGCGGTTGCGGTCTGCTTGCCGCTCTCAACGAGAGCGTCCAGAGCATCCGTAAATTCCTTGGGGAGTTCCATTTGTTCTTCCTTTTCTTGGGCCTCTGCAACACTCTCGGATGCAGAAATTTCTCTTGCGGCTTCGATCAATTTGTCGAACCCGCCACCGGCACCTGCTGTGGTGACGACATCTACTGAGGTGACGGAGGTGAACGCCTTCAGCACGGGGCCGTCTGCGGTTTCCTCGACTTCACCGGAGGCGCGGATCGACATTCCGATCACGCCGTCCTCGGCCTTTTCCCGGATTTCGTCACGGTACTTTTCGTAGAACTTGGCGTTGGCGTAAAGGTCTTTGCCATCGAACTCGGCATCAGACTCGAAGACGCCGACGATTTCCTTGTAGCTGCGCTCGGGGAGGTTCCACTTCGCATCCTGGGATGGGTGGTCACCATAAATCCGAGTGCCCTTCTTGAACAGAGGTGCGCCGGCCTCAACTACCTCTTTGGGGTAGAAGGCAGAGCTGCCCTTGCGGTCGCCTTCGATGACTTTGATGCGCCATACCTTGCCGGTGAGGGTGTCCGGCGTGAATTTGCTGGCTTCGAGAAGCTGCTTGGACATGAAAATCTCCGTTCGTCTAAATCCATATTACCAGCTAGGCATTTAGACGAACGGAAATAAACATGAACCTACAGGGGTCTAGCCCTTTGCGCCAGTCCTTGCGGCCTTCTGGCCGTCCTTGCGGTGGGAGTTGTCTCCGTTGGAGGGAGCCGTGGAGGCGTCCTTCTTCACGGTCGGACCCTTGGCTCCGGGCACACCGGGGGCTGGGGTTTCCTTGGCCAGCTTCTCGGCCTGCGCAGCTGCCTTGTCGGCAGCCTCGGCAGCCATCGTGGCCTGGAGGATCAGGTTGCCGAGGTCTTCCTTGGACGGCACCTTGTCGGGGTCCATGTCCATGATGCCCATTGCGTGGATGACGAGCCGGCGCATTTCCACGTCGCTGAAGATGTTCAGGGTCAGCAGCGAGGTAATGGACTGAATCTGGCGGTAGACCGCCTCCTCCTCGATCTTGGGGAAGGAGACCTTCACCTCCATGCCGAGGTAGTTGAAGATCGACTCATAGAACATCTTGTGCTCGGCCTGCCGCGCCTTCATGACCTTCTCGTTGGAGCTCGAAAGGGTCTCGGCAGATGCCCGGTTGGCCTCGCCGGCATCGGCGGTCAGCTCGTTCAGAGGCACGTTCAGGCCCGCCGCGACGTAGCCGGCCAGCGGGAGCCCTGCCTTGAAGTCCACCGATCCGCCAGTGCGGCCCACCGAGGAGATGGTGGTGCCCTGCCCGGTCACTGCCGTGGCGCCCACACCCTGGGGCTGGCCGGTCATCGGGTCGATGCTCGGGGCCGTTCCCACCTTGGTCGAGGCAGCGCGGGCGTTGGCCGCAGTCGGAGCAGCCACCTTCCAGGCGAAGCGCGAGTAGGCCTTGACCAGCGTGGCCTGATTCTCCAGGAACTCCTTGTGGGCCTTCACCCAGAAGATGACGGCGAGGAGGTCCGGGACGCCCCACTTCCAGCCGCTCTGCTTGTTGACGCTGTGGGCCGCGATGCGGGACTCCCAGATGACCTTCTTGGACTTGAAGCGTGTGGGCTTGCCGTTGGAATCGTCGTAGTCGATGGCCGGGTAGTAGACCACGTTGTCGATCCGGTCTTCCTCGTCGGAGCCCGGACGGGTGACGATGGTGGCCCACTCGCGCTTGTAGAACCAGATGTCCTCGGCGTTGTCGGGGTCCGAGATTACCCCGGTGATCTGGCTGAACGGGATGCGCTGCACCTTGTCCACCTTGACCCGGGCGGACTTCTTGGTCACGAGCAGGAAGAAGTTGCCGTCCGTGCCGAGGCAGGACTCCATCTCCAGCTGGGCCTTGTTGGAGAGCAGGTACTTCTGGTTGTTCGAGGACTTCCAGAAGGGGTCCGTTTCCTCCAGCCCGTCGAGCGTGATGCCGTTGCCCCAGATGTAGGCCCCGCGCACCGCGAGGGCTCGCTTGACCAGCGGGTTGATGACTGCGAGGGCGCGGGTGACCGAGGTGTGCTTCTTGACCGAGGCGAGCGGGATTTCCTGGAGGTCTCCGAGGTCTTCCCCGAGCGGGCGCCAGCCGATGTTGTCGATGGCCAGCTGCACGTCGGCCATGTTCTCCTGGAGGACAACGGCCATCTCCTTCAGCGCGGTGTTCTCGTTCTTGACCTCCAGGAGCTCAGCCATCTGGGTGCCAGCGTGCGGCGAAAACTTGGCCTTGATGGCACTTTTCCTGGACATGAAACTCCCTAAAGGTCTGCGGCAAAATCGAACGGCCTCACCCCATTTTATCAGTTGGTGCTCTAGCCGAGATTTCTACAGGCCTACAGGGTCAGTAGGGCGAGATGACGGACTCGAAGGCGTAGAGGAAATCCTCGGGCGCCGTCTCGAAGGACTCGCCGCCCTTCATCTTGGAAACCGGGTCCGTGGGGTCAATCGTCAGTTCCATCGCCGCGTACATGGCCGCGTCCGCGAAGTCAGGGGACTTGCCTGTCTTCAGGCGAATCTCCTCCTTCGAGGCGATCTGCAGGGAGCTGCGGGTGTTCCTGAAGTGGTACTCCAGATCGCTCAGTTCCTCGATCAGCTCGGTGTCGTCCTCGTCAATATCAATCTCGCCGGCAAGCATGCGGCGGCGCACCTCGTCGTACATCTCGGCGCGGGCGTTGATCCACTTGTCGATGTCGTTGGAGGCCGCGTTGCCGATGATGCCGATGGTCTCGTAGCGTCCCTCAGACAGGGCTGTCACCTGATCCTGGACGCCGGCACCAAGGCCCACACCGTCGATGCGGACCTCGTTGACATCGTTGTCGTGCGCCAACTTCACGATGCGGTGGGCCGTTTCGACCGTGGTGGCCTTGGCCCACTTGTCGAGGATGCGGACCTGCCCGTCGTGGTAGATGTAGATGACCGTGAAGTCCTCGCCCATGCGGGCGATGTCGCAGCCGAGGCGTGGCTTGGTGTCCTGCTTGATGACCAGCTCTGTCATCTTGCCGATGGCCAGCGTGCCCTCGGGGAACAGCGCGTTGGTGCCGTCCATCGAGAACTCGCCCAGCGCCTTGGACAGGAAGCGCGGGGAGGTCTCGCCCCACTTCTTCTTGTGGGTCTCGATCCACTCCTCGGTCACGAGACCGCCCTTGGCCTCCTCCGGGAAGTCCTCGCCCGTGATGTTGGGGGAGTCGTAGGAGTTGATGGTGATTTTGTGCCAGGACTCGTCATTGGACTTCCAGATGGCACCGAACGGGGTGTTGATGTCGTCAGGGTTGCCGATGGCCAGGGCCATGTCGTGCCGGCCCGTGGTGATGGCTGCCACGGCGGTGAAGATGGTCTCGGGGATACCGCAGGACTCATCGAGGACCGCGAGCACACCGTTGGAGCGGTGGATGCCCTGGAAGGCGTGCTCGTTGGTGTTCGAGGGCTTGCGCCCGAAGGCCCGCTGGACGCGGAGCTCGGACTTCCACTCGTTCTCCAGCGAGATGTCGCCAAAGAGCTTGCCCTCCAGCTTGTGATCGCGCAGGTACTCCCAGATGATGCCCAGCTGCGGCTGGGTGGGCGCCGTGGTGACGGCGATGGATTTGAGGTCACGGCGGGTGTCTACCCACCACGCGACAATGAGGGACGCGACGAACGACTTGCCGACACCGTGGCCGGACTTCACCGCGACACGCTTGTACTTCAGCAGAGCTTCGCAAATCTCGATCTGCTTCTTCCACAGCGTGTAGCCGAGCTTGTCCTTCACCCACAGGGCGATGTCGGTCTTGTAGCGCTCGTTGAGGGCAGCCTGTTCCAGCTCAGCGCTGGCAGCCCTCATCGCGTCGAGAATACTCACTTGTCAGCGAGCTCCTGTTCCAGCCGGAACATGATGGTGGCGAAGTTGGCGGGGTCTTCGTACTGCGCCCACATCGCCCGGAGCAGGTTGATGATGACCGTGAAGTAGGAGCCCTCCATCGAGTGCAGGCGCGTGCGGATCGCGGCCCAGTCGGGCTCGGCGCCGTCGCCGGCATAGAACATGTCGAGGATGTCGGTGACATCCTTGGTGAAGACTCCCTCGGTTGCTGCGCTCATGATTCCTTCTCCGCTTCCTGTGCCAGGGCGCGTTGCGCCTCGTTGTTGAACAAGGTGGTGAACTCAGGCCCGAGGAGGTCTCCCCGGATGGCCTTGATGGTCTTGTGCTTGTCGAACGCGGCCTCGATGTGGGCCTGCATCCCCGTGGAGATGGCGAAGACCGCCTGGAGGATGAGCGCGGTCTGCGCCTGCGTGATCTGGAGCAGCTTGTCGCTGGCGTCCCGCTGCAAGTCCTTGTTGATGCCCTGGAGCGCGGCGATGCGGTCAAAGAGCTTGATGACCAGCTCGTAATCCTCGGCCTTGTCGGCGTAGGCCAGCCTGTCGTTGACCTGGGTGAGGAGGTTTTCGAGCCGGAGCAGCTGGAGGAAGGACTGCTCCTCGACGGACATCACGGTAGAGGAGGCCATGTACTCGCGCCACGCCTTGACGACTTCGACTTCCTCGACGCCCAGCTTGTTGGCAACCCAGTCGAAGGAATAGCCCTTGACGCGATACTTCACGATCTGTGCCGTGAGCATGTCCAGTGTGTTATTGACTACTTCCATGCCTGTAGTTTACTAGATCTGAGATTCCCCATACCAAAGCAAAGACCCCCGCCTCTGGAAGCGGGGGTCTTGCCTGCAGGGTGAATAGTCCTGCGGTCGTACTCATGGGAGGGACATCGGGAGTCCCCGTGGACTGTAGGGGCTCGAACCCAACGGCCCCCGGCAGGTGAACCCTGCTAGGCCAGTCCGCCAGAGGTTATCGCCCTCCGGCTCGCTTCTTCCTCCAGACTTTCACTGGCATGAGGTCGAGTGGGACTGGCCGGAATCGAACCGGCGACCTCCCCATCAGTCGAGGGGGCTCTACCATTGAGCTACGGTCCCTTATCCACCTAGCCGCTTCTCGGATACGGCACCCGTCCAGGCCTAAAGGTTTACCGGGATTCTACAATTTCGGTGGACTTTCCCCGGATTCCTTTTGATCGGTCACCCGGGTACAACTTTCGGCTGATTTTTCACAATCAGCCAATTTAGGTTGGTGGGCGCATGTATGTCGTTTGAAAGCTTGGGTTAGCGACCCAAGGCCCCACCAATTCTGCTTATGCGGCTACAGCCTCATCGACGGTGAGCCAGCGGACCAGCACTTCTGCCGCCTCCTGGATCGCCTGCTCTTTGCTCGCCATGCCCGCTCCTCGTGTGTCTGTGTGCCTGTGGAATGAACCTACCACCGCAAAAAACATAGTGTCAATACGTCTGTGCCACTTTGTCAGAAAAAAGTAAACTCACAGCATGAGCAAGCCCCGAGCAGCGCTTTACCTGCGCCAGTCCACCTTCAAGGAGGAGTCCATCTCCCTGGAGCTGCAGGAGCGTGCCTGCCGCGACTACGCCGTGGGGCAGGGCTATGACGTGGTGGCGGTCGAATCGGACCCGGGTATCTCCGGGCGGACGTGGAAGCGTCCCGGCATCGCCAAAGTCATGGACCTCGTGGAGGCCCGCGAGGCGGACATCATCATCCTCTGGAAGTGGAGCCGGCTCTCGCGCTCGCGTCTGGACTGGGCCGTGGCTGCAGACAAGGTGGAGACCTACGGCGGGCGGATCGAGAGCGCCACCGAGCAGGTCGATGTGTCCACCTCGACCGGACGGCTTGCGCGCGGGATGCTCACCGAGTTCGCCGCCTTCGAGTCCGAGCGCATCGGTGACACCTGGAAGGAAACGCACGCCCGGAGGATCAGGAACGGCCTGCCGCACCACGGGCTCCCCCGGTTCGGATACAGCTACACCAAGGCCGGCGGATACGTCCCTGACGAGGCCAGCGCCCCAGTCCTGCGCGAGCTCTACCTTCGCTTCACTGCCGGGGCCACGCTGCGAGAACTGGGCGCTTACGCGGCCTCTGATGGCTTCGAGCCTGAAACCGGCTGGCGTGAGGGCACACTGCGGAGGATTCTGGATCGGGGTTTCGGTGCCGGCTACGTCTGGAGCAAGGGCGAGCACGTCAAGGGAGCCCACGAGGCAGTCATCTCCGAGGACGAATGGCTCCAATACCGCGCCCGGAGGGACGCCAGGGGAGGCCGGCCACGCGCCGAGGCCTCCGACTACGCCTATTCAGGGCTCGTGCGGTGTCCCTGCGGCGGCAGGATGGCCGGGGCTGCCATCAAGCGCAACGGCGTGACCTACCAGCGGTACATCTGCATCATCGGCCAGCAGAAGGGCACCCACAAGGCCTCCACAGTCTCGGATCGGTACGTGGAGGAGGCCGTTGTAGCATGGCTGAGCCAAATCGCGGCGGAAGTCGATGCAAAAGCATCTACTTTGGAGCCCCCGAAGGCCTCTGGGCTGGAGCGCAAGCTGTTGCTGCTTACGGGCGATTTGAGCAAGAACCGGGTCCGTATTGATGGTTTGACCCTCAAATACCTCGACGGGGAGGTCTCCACGGAGGTCTACGAGCGCCTGAAGGCCAAACTGGGCGAGGAAAAGGAAGCTCTGGAGGCCCGTCTGAGGCTCCTGGAGGCCAATTCGACTGTCAAGCCGGCCCAGATCGTGCCCAAACTGCTCGAAAACTGGCCCAGGTTGCCGGCGCGGGGCAAACGCGAGATTCTGAGCCGGCTGGTGGACAGAATCGAGCTCCACGAGCGTGAAAACGACGCCGTGACGGGCAAACGGCGCATCACGGTGCATGCGGTGTGGGAGTAGTCAGTTTGAGTGCTCATATTGACATATCTGCACGCAAACTGACTACTGTTTTCGGGCAACAAGAAGCCCCTCACCATCTTCCAAGTGAGGGGCTTCTTGTTGCTGCATTCGCTACTAGGCGGATTTCAGTCTAGCACTCCGCTTCGAGGTGCTGCTCCGGGACGAGCTGCGTCTTGTCCGGTGTGCCGTCCGGCATGACCAGATACGCGGGTGATGTCAAGGCCGGCACTCCTGTGATGGTCCCGGCCTCCCCCAAGTGGATCAGGCCGTAGTCCCTGGTGGCCTTCACCCTCTCGCCCTCCGCATACTTCATCTGGTCGGAGTACCAGAGCTTCTTCCCGGACTCATGCACCTCCGGGCGCTTCTCGATGTAGTACGTCATGGCCTGAGTCTATCTCGCGCCTGCTCGCGCAGATAGGTCTTTTGGTCCTCGGAAAAGGCCTCGTATCCGAATACCGGATGGTCCCACTTCGGGTTGGAGGCCCTGCCCTGCGCGTTGACCTCAGCCTCGATCCTGCGCCCCAGTTCAGCCTTGGCGATTTCCTGGTAGCACTCCACGTCGTCAAGGCGCTCCAAGTCCTTGATGGTCAAGGCCTTGGCTGCCGTCGCCACGAGCATGTCCTTGAAGCTCTTGGCGTAGCCCCGGGTGATGCCCTTGGGCATCTCGGTGCTCATGCCGCTGCCTTCAGCGCCGCGTGGACCGCGCTGACCAGCATCGGGCGGTACTGCTCGCACTCGATGATGCCGGCGAACCAGTCACCGTGCTCCTCGCGGACGGCGGTGATGGCGGCGTCCACAGCTGCCTCGCGCTTGGCGTGGGCGCGGTGGATGACCCGCTCGTTCCCCCACCAGAGTGTCGGCGCATCGAGGCTGACCCGCATCGGGATGACGCTGCCCTCGGGGACCGTGACGTGGGGGTTGAAGGGGAACATCGTGGAGGGCTGGATGCCGGCTGCCACGAGGTGCTTGGTGAGCTCCTTGACCGCAATGCTCAGCCCGCCGTCCTGCAGGAGGATGACCGGCACGTCCTTGTTCTGGCCGAACAGCGCGGTGCCCTTGGTGGTGAAGTCGCCCCAGCTGCCGTACTTGGCCACCCGAGTGACGGCTGCCTGTGCCGCCTCCTTGGTGAACGTGGCGGTCTTGGTGTTCCCCAGGAACAGTGCCGTGACGTGTGATTCGGTGTCCGTGGAGCCGTCGAAGTAGGCCGGCCAAACGACTGCAATGCCTGTGTGCTCGCTCATTTCTTCTGCTCCTGCTCTGCTTCGTACCGCTTGCGGATTTCCATGCCCACCTGAACGGGCATGGGGTCTGAAAGAACGATGTCCTGGGTGTAGAAGCCCTGCATGTCCAGCTCGTTTCGGATGGCCTGCTGTTCCGCCCACGGGAGGCCGGTCAGCTCGTAATACTGTTCTCCGGGGCCGTTGAAGTAGCCGTTCACTTTTGGAAACACTCGGATGATGGTTTGGACGGGTGTGCCGATCATGATGTGACCTCTCTCAGCTCTGAGACGTTGGTGTTTGCTTCAGCCAGGACGAGCGTGCCCTGGAAATCCTTGTCAGGCCCTTCGCGCCAGAACGCGACGTGCCCGGCCTTGAACTCGATGAACTGCGCCTCGACTTCCTTGGCTTTCCCGCCGAAGGTCTTGAAAGTGAACGTCCTGAGCGGCCTGCCCACCGGACTGGGTGTTTCTGGCAGTTCTTCTTGCCCGTAGAACGGCATGTTTCCTCCTGAGTGAGTGGAACAAGGGTGCTCTTGGTGCGGCCTGTGCGGCGCCGCCATTCCGTGGTGTATTCGGCCTTGGCGACGAGGCACGGGGCACACTGGGCCTCGCCGTTTCGCTGGTGGGCGTTCCAGCCCTTGGTGGTGCCGCACTTTTCCGGCCTGTGGATCGGGTTTTTCTTCTCGCTCACGAGGGCTTGGTCCCGTCCTTCAGGTATTCCTCCAGTGTCGTGATGTTCGACCAGAAGGTGGCAGGCGGCTGGTTTCCCTGCACCGCGCAGGCTGCCTCCAGCGCGGCCTTGCGAAGCTCGAAGGGGCTGTAGTCGGGGAGCGCCATGAGGGGCGTGAGGGCTGAGGCCAGCTCGTCCACGGGCTTCTCGCTGACCGCCGGCTTGGGTTCCTGCCAGCGTGCCTCGTCCCCGGTGCGTGAGTAGGGGGGCCATACCCCGCCGATGACCTTCTTGGCGTCGTCGGCTGCGGAGTTCTTGCGTGGCTGCGGTTCCTTGAACGGGCTCACTTGGAGTCCTCCTCGTCTAGTCCGGTGCTGTCGATGCAGCTGGGGCAGGTGGCGCAGTCGGGGCAGCGGATGAGCCCTAGCCCGCACACCTCATCATCGTGCTCATCCTCGTCCAGCAGGTTCTCCCGCATGGCGTTGCCGAGGTCCGCCACGGTGATGGTGGACTCGTTGGTCCACTCCTTGGGGAGCTCCATGATGGCTTTGAGTGTGGCGATGAGCTTCTGGGTCAGTTCAGGGACCGTGACCTCGACCTGGATGGTGGATGCCTGTGCCATCAGAACTTCCGCCCGTGCATGCGCTCCCGGGTGGCGTTGTAGGCCAGCTTCTCGATGATGATGTCGGCCAGGGAGAAGCCCTCGGTGTAGGCGAAGTCGAAGCACCGGATCACGGCGTCCGCAATCTCACTGGGCACACCTTCGGGCTTGAAGGGTCCGGTTGTGTCATCCTTGCCCCACTGAGTCGGGTAGTAGGTCTCGTCGGCGGCGTGACCCGAGCGGATTTCGTCGTGGGCCTCGATGACCTCGGAGACAATCAGCAGGAGCTTGTTGCCCTGCCAGTTGGCGAGGGCCGTGTTGTAGACCTTCTCCTCCTCGAAGTCCCTGATGTCAGGCCGGTCATCGTGGAAGCCCTTGGAGGCTGCGGTCGAGCCACAGAGCTCCTGAAGGTAGTGGAGGCCTCGGTTGATGACGAGTTCTTGGGGGTCGGTGGGGGTGCTCATGCGAGGTTGTCCAATCGGTCGAGGCGGGAGTAATGCGGGAAGGGGTCATCTGCGATGAGGTGGCGGGCGATGAAAGCCCTGAGCACACTCACCCCTCGGCCTTGTCAGCGGCGAGGCCCCTGTTCAGCTCGCGGTCGAGGTTCTCACGGAAGGTCTTGGCCGTGAAGGTGTTGTTACCGAGCCAGTCCTGTTCCGTCAGCGGGGTCCAGTCAGCTTTGTCGGAGTGGTACTTGCGCTCGTTGCCGAGCGCCCCGAAGTGCAGCTGGGCTTCCTTTGCTGCGCCGTGGATCAGACCTCGCTCGTAGCCGTCCAGGTAGCTGCGGATGTGGAGGCTGCAGAAGAATACGCCCAGTGCCGTCACGGCTGAGAGGGAATCCCAAGGCCGGGGGAGGGGCCATGCGGCGATGGTGAAGACCCAGCCGGCGATGTTCAGGATGTTGGCTGTGCGACGGGTGTAGAACTTGTTCACTTGGTTGCTCCTTCGTGGAGGACGGTTGCGGGGAGGGCTTCGTGCTCCAACATTTCCGCCGTGATGTTTTTGGCGCCATTGGATGCGCGCCAGCCGGTGAACTCGTTCTTGTGCAGCGATACCCCGAGGGGGTCGAGAATGACGCTCCCGTATGGCAGCGCGTCCAGTTCTTCGGCGGTGGTGATCGTGCGGGGCTTCGAGTAGCCCGCGGCGAGGATTGCGTCGGCTGCGCGTGGTGCCGTCTTGCCGAGGATCAACGTGGTCAGTTCGGCCCGGGCGTTCATTCTGATTCCTCCAGAACCATTTCGAGTGCCGCTACCCTGCCTGAGAAGGCGAGGGCCTGCGACGTGTTGGCCGCGTTATCCAGGTTGTCTTTCAGCGTGGTCTGCAACGTGCGGACCTGCCCCTCGGACATCACTTGATGGCCCCCTTGTCGATGCCGGCGTTGATGATGAGACCGCCCACCCAGGTGAGCGCGGAGCCCGCCGTCAGGGCGCAAAGGGCGCCGTACACGAACATCAGCCCGTGCCCGAAGACCATGTGGGCGCAGACGCCGAGCAGCACGGTCTCGATGAAGTAGCTCCAGAGCTGGAACCGGGTCACCTTCTTGGGAACGCGCCGTGCGAAGCCGGCGGCGATGATGCGGTTGGCCATGTTGAGGCGAACGCCCGGGGTGTAGGTGTGCGCAGCATCGAAGATGGCGATGAGGGCTTCCTGCTCCTCGCCGCGCATGGGCTTGGTGGTCGGGACGTAGGGGATCATTCGGGGGCTCCTTCGGGAGAGGTAAGGCCGTCGATCACGCGGAGCAGGTACTCGGTGTCGCGGAGCCGGAGGTCCACTTCCCTGGAGTCCGTGTACTCGGCCCGGTCGGCGGCTGCCCGCTCCTTGATCTGCGCGAGGCGGGTGTCTGTGGTGCTCATCATGCCGTGCTCCTTGTTCGTGTGTTGGTGTGTAAGAAAAGAATAACACCAATGTAAGTACAGGGGAAGCGGCAAATGGCCCTCACCGAAAAGGTGGGGCCATTTGCGGCTATGCAGCTGCCTTTTCCGCGTTCCAGCTGAGCAGTTTCGGCAGGTTGATGTCGGGGCCGAACACCAGGAAGGTGCCGTCTACGCTGTCACAGCCGATGGACTCGGCGTAGTCGAACCGCTTCTTGGAGTTGACCCGGCCCATGTGGACGTACATGCCCCGCCGCTTGGCCTCGGCCACTATCTCGCGCACCGCCGGCCCGAGCTTCCAGTCCGTGGAGCCTCCGATGAACAGGGCGTCGAACTCTTCCCACGGAATCTCCAGGTCTTCGAGCCCGTCCTGTGCCACGAGGGCTGCCGGATAGCCCATTGCCCGGATCATCGGGAGGAAGGGGCGGGACCGTTCGAGCGTGGCCACGGCATCCCCCACCACATCGGGCGCCGTGGCGAACAGGCAGCGCTCGGCGTCATGGGCGTGCTTGGCCAGCCACGCCAGCCACTTCTCATCCCCCGGGTAGCCCTTGCCGAAGCAGCCGTTGTCGGCACACCAGATCACTCCCTCGGGGCGGATTCGGCGCTGTGCCGGGGTGTCGATGAAGCCCAGCACTTCCTTCTGCATCGCGTCGATGACAGCGGGGCCGCACGGGTTCGCTATATAGAGCACGTCACCGACATACCGGCGGTGTCCCAGCTGGACTCAACACTGAGGATTTCGACCAGCATGTCCCCGTGGGCGAAGGTGTCTCGGAGGTGGCCGGTGAACTCCTCGTGGCTGACCTCGACCTCGCCCCACTGGTCCATGAAGGCGTCGAGGTGGCGGCGCAGGGAGTGGAGCTCGAAGGTCCGGCCCTTGGTCAGCCAGGTGACTGTGACCGTGCCCTCGTCATTCTCCTTGACGAATGGGCAGAGGTGTCGTGCCGGTGCAGTGGCAGACAGGGTGAGCCCAGCCGGGGCTCCTACCGTGACAAAGCTCATTGGGCTCTCCTTGTGGATGATGCAGCGGGGGTCTTGGGCCTCGTGTGTCGGCAGACCCATCCGGCAGGCCGGGCAACGCGGCCCTACATCCGGGTTGGGGCTCATGCTGCCACCGCCACGCGGTTGCGCCGAGCGGCCCGGACTCCCACGACGGCTGCCACAGCCACAGCGGTGACGAGCAGTTTGCCCACCATCTGGCCGGGGAGGGCTGCCCACAGCGGGAATCCTGCGATGGTCAGGAACACTACGGTGTCGATGACTGCTCCGACGATGTTGGAGGCCAGGGCTGCCCGGATGTAGCCGCGCTTGCGGAGCGGGGTGTAGACGGCAAGGTCCGCGAGTTCGGCCAGTCCGAAGGCAGCTGCGGAGGCGAGGGCGATAAACGGGTCAGCGACCAGGAAGGAGAGCAGGGCTCCTGCTGCGATGACCGCGAGCGTCCACCGCTTGCCTGCCGCGTCCTGCAGGGCATCGCGGAGGATGAAGGTCATGCCGGCGAAATAGGTGCCGGCTGTGGCGACGAGGCCAAAACCTACAGGGACCATGCCCAGCTGCGAGGTGACGACGTTTGCGGCGAGGATGCAGCCTAGGAAGGTTGCGGCGATGACGGGGGCGAGACGGTAGTTCATGGGGCTCCTTTGTTGGTGTGTGTTGCTGTAGTGCAGCTTACCAGCTCACAAAGGTACAGAGCCAGCGAAAAACCCTGGGGAAATTTTGCAGCCGCGAAATTTTGGGTTCTAGCGAAAGGCCGTTTGGCTTGAACGGTATTCGGAATGTTCAAGCGGACTAGAGCGGGGAAGCGCCCTGGGCGAAAATGCGTGCGCGATTTTTTGGGAATCGAGAATCGGGGGAGCGGACCCTGGGGGAAAAAAGTGGGCGGCTAGGAGTATGTCGAAGGCGACGCCATATCGGTTACGCCCCGTTCACTGAAACTGATTCAGCCGGCGCCTCAAAACGGGGTGTCTCCCGGCGAACATGAGCCCGCTGCAGTGCCCCGGACACCCCCACATAGATGCATGCATCACCATAGGCATGCATGAAATTACAGATACCTAGTATGTATCCCCATACCCCTAGGGGGTACCCCACTATGAGCCCCCTGCAGCATGCCCCGTGAGGCCCTGGAGGATGAGCCCGTGAGGTGTCCCGATACCTGCAGGGGTATGCATAGCCCCTCATCCTGTATTCCTCATGAGCTCCAGGGAAAACTAAAGGACGGATGTGTTCGGTATGGGGTGATGTGTTCCATATGGGGGGGTGTCTGGAGTGCCCTAGTCCCATACCCGCCTGCAGGGTGCCCCTGTAAGTACCCCTGTATCTTTCCTCCGGTACATACAGGGATACAGGGATAGACATATAGATAGAAATTAGAGAATGGAGTGTGTAACTACCCCCTATTCCGAACACATCCCTACGGATGACACACATCCGTCCTTTACTTTTGTTCCTACCGCTGAAGACATACAGGGTTAGGCCCTCATGAGGCCCCCTCACGAGTACCCCCTCACTAGCCCGTGTTGCCCCCTCACGGCGCCTATGCCGTCCACCCTGTATTAGGCCCCCTATGTGGGGGTGTATGCCGTGAGGGGCGCCTGTAGCGCCTGCCCCTCATTAGCCCCTGTTACGTGTTCAGGCCGTCCCCCTCATGAGGCCGGCCTGAACACCTCCAGGGCACACGAAAACACCCCCTAGCCGTGAGGCGTAGGGGGTGTGAGTGGATGGGGGCTCTAGGCGCGGGGGTCTAGGCGGGGTAACGCTAACCGCGCCGTCACCCGGTCATATTTATCCTGCCACGCCATCACGTAAACGCGCCCATCCCGGACATAGTAGCCCCGGTGTTTGCCCGCGTGTTTTGGTGCCAGCTGGCAAGAATACGCGCCGTGTGTGGTGCCACATAGCGGCGTGTCCGGGGTGCTCATTCGGACACCTCCAGGGGGGCGAGTTTGGCCGCCGTGACCCAATACAGGGAATGGCCCTGAACCCGGACGGCGTATTCACTCCCGGCGATTCTTTCAACATAGGCGGTACTCCACCCGCCGTCACCCGGGTGAGTATCCAACAGCTTGACGTGTTGCCCCACGAGATAGGGCGCCGGGACTGCAGGCGCGGGGGTGACATCTTCCCACGTGCCAACAGCCGCCGGGATGGCTTCACCGCAACAGCGCCGGACGGTATGCCAGAGCATGCCATCACTCGTGACGTGCACGGCCTGCAGGGGGTGCCCTAGCCTCATCCCGTGACCCGCCGCTAGCCGGCGCTGGAATGGGGTATCCGGGATGGGGGCTACCTGGACAGTTACGGGGGCTTCAGTGCTCATGAGGTGTTCCTAACTCGTGGGGGTGTGATGTGAGGGTGTGGGGCGGGTTAGGTGTGTGTTTCACCGCCGCAACGGCTACAAGTCCAGTGCTTAGCCGTGTCCTGTAACCAGTGATGCTTACAGGGGGCCGGCGCCGGGATGAGCGGGGCACTGTTGCGGACAAATTCAGCACACCCGCCGTCATAGTGCCGGGCGATTACTGCAGTCGGATCATCTAGTGCAGTGTCGCCGTCTTCAGTTTCAAAAGCATCCTGAATCCATCCCCGGGCCTCATTCAACAGGGCCGGGGTAGCCCGGATAAATTCAGCGGCGGCTACGGCTTCAGGTGTGGCGCTCATTTTGTCCCCCGGCCCTGGAGGATGAAAACGGCCACGGGTGAGGG